TTGTAAAGTCATCAGCACCAAGTTTAGCCTTAAATGTTTTCATTTGAGAACGAAGCTTTGAATCGATACGATCTGCAAGAGTTGTCTTGGCAGAAAGTGTGGCGATATCGACAGCAAGTTGCATGTCAGGCGTAATCGCGGTACCGACCGCAAAAACAGCGTTTTCTTCACTTGGAATAGCCGTGAACCATGCAGGCATCATGTCAATCTGCTTTTCAACTTGAGCGGTTTTATACTCATACTCTTGTTGAGTCATAGCAGAATCAGGTGGTACTTCTTTTGCACATGCACTAAGCAATGCGATAACAGGAAGTGCGAGATATTTATTGTCCATTATTCAACTCATTTAATTTTTCTGTTGCAGTTGTAACAAACCCTTTGATTTTAAAGAAGTAACCTTTAAGCTGTTCTTTATTGCGTTCAAGCTGATCTTTACCTTCTTGCATGCTTTGCTCAAAGTCACGTTTTGTTTTAGTGAACTCATCCATAATTACATTTGCTTGTGCTGTACCAGAAACGGCAAACACAACCGCTGATGCTAAAATGATATTTCTCATAATGTCTCCAATCTTTCAATCATTGTATCACGTATTCCAGAATCAACAAACCACGATAGTGCATCTGGAAAAAACACTATAGTGCAAACACCAATAATAAATCCAAGTAACAATTTTATCATCTTATTATTCCTGACTGTACCATCATACTGAGTATGTGTGATAAGTCATCTCCTTCGGGTTGAGTTTCATCACAATCAAAACCAAATAAAAACTTTGCCATGCATGTCGGTACTTTCTTAATGACTGTCTTAGTAACAACTTCGCGAGGTGCTGTCTTGCACGTATAAGTCTGTTTCCCATTGGTATTGCCATACCTATCAACTTCAACGATCCGTTCGTATCGACATTCTTGACCAAGTTCTGCATTAGTCCCAGTCGTTATCATGACTAACGGTATCGCGCATACGATCACCATAATGCTTTTCCGCATACTGCGGCGCATCCGTCCATGCATTGATATTAACATCATCATAACCTTTCGACGCAGGATATCCATACGGCAAGTAAGACTCTGTTTCGGTCTTACGAACACGTTGGTTGCGATTCAACTTTTTTGTGAATTTTTTCGAAGCTTTACGAATAAGAGCCATTCGTTGTGCTTGGGTTTGTGCCATAATATACTCCTCAAAAATTATACCTAATCTATTATATCACAGTTCTCAGGAAATGTACACAGTTTTTTTTCAAGAATTGTAAATTTTTCTCAGCATGTCTTCGAACTGATCAACCTTGTCAATACGATTTGGCCATAAAATGTATTCCTTTTCAGGATTCTTTTTTAGGTTTGTTAGCAATGGCTGAATCGCATTATACAACTTATCAAGCTTTTCTTGGGTAACATTGAGACCTGTGTCTAATTTTTCAACTGTGTCTTTTGCTTGCTTTACAGCTTTTAATTCTGCTTCATCAACAGCGGTAAAGCCAAAATCAAAATCTAAATCATCAGACATAATATTCTCTCCTCTTATACGCGTATTGTAAAAAGAAACAATAAGCTACACAGAACCAAAAAATATTACCTTGCACAAGTGATTGACTCATCACCCATGCAAAGGGAGATATGATCATGAGATCGTATAGTTTTATCGTTGGGGTTTCTGATTTGTCTGCTTGAAGCATACGTATTTGTTTCCAATCGGTGTTGTGATTACAATCGATTTTGCATTTGGATCTGGAGCACGACACTCAATTTGATCCCAATAATTGTAACCTTTTGCGTTCCACTTTAATTTTTCGTCGAGAAATTCACGTTCTGCCATGCTGAACAGCCACATGAATAATAAGGTGCCTTCTAACATTTTAACTCCTAAGTTAGTTGGTGGCTAACCGTTGGCCACCGCGGATGGATTGAGGCATCACCCTAGGTATAAAGCAGAGCCAGTATATAAATGCTGGGTGCATCTCCATATGTTGTAAGGGTTTCTACTGAGGGATTGCCCTTATCCCACCTGTGTCTTTATTTATAGTCGTTACAGGCTTAACCGCGTTAATCGCTCGACTTTAGGTTTCCCAGCGGAGGAGCTGAGAGAGGAGCTAAGTTGCTCAACCCCGCTGGAAACTCTTGTATGCCACAAAATCTTCTATCATTTTATCTGACGCGATTTCGTATGGACTACATAATTCATCAAACTCCCAATGATGATAGCCATTTGGATCTACCATACAATGAGTCTTTTTTACAGTGCCATCATATGGGTCTTGATCATCCTCTACGCGATAAGACCACCCTTGATGAGTGTGCACTAAACGACCCCACCGTAACATTACGCGCTCATCCTTTCTATATGAGCCTCGAGTTTCTCATCAGTCCACTTATGGAACTCTAGAGAACGAGCGTACGATTTGCTCGTACGATCGGCAGTGATGTAATATGCCGACTCTTCCAACTCAACACGAAGAAGCTCTTTAAGAGTTCCAGAAGGAACACGACTTGACCAGTAGACAAACTCTTCTGGATGTGGCATCATACCCATCCAGCAACCAGGTTGCTTTGAATACTCCTCAGCTTCTTTACGCTGGGCCATGATATAATCGTGTAAAGCCTTTTCCATTACATTACCTCCACAACAGTAACACGAACAACACTTTTATCTTTCCACATGTTTCTGATACAAACAGCAGCACCTTCACGAGTATGGCGAATAGTTTCTGCAATCTCACCATCCGAATAAGAAACTGTAATTTTGAAATAATCGATAACGTTTTTCATTTTTTGCTCCTCTAAAAAATAGCTCTCTATATATTATATCATACTTTTAGAGGATTGTACACACTTTTTTTCACTTTTTTGCATTTTTTTTAATTTTTTTTACCAGGTTTTTTCATCACCGCTTATCGTTTTCGGCATTACTTTATGATCTCGAGGTCTTTCAAGCTTAAATACTCTATCTTTTAGTTTAGCAATCTCTTTATTTAGTTCATCAATACGCCTATAAAGTATGTATTTCTCTTTGACTTCTTCGGCCATCTGCCGTTTCATGATGCTGATGTCTGGATCCATTTTTTGTACATCTCCTCCTGTAGACGATAAGCTTCCTCTTCCCACGGTAAATTCATATATCTTTCGGTTGTATTATATATTCCGATATACTCTTCACCCTTCCATGCTTTACGAAGACCATGGTCCTTTAAGATGCCACGTTCGTGCTGTCTTACATGTACCATTTCATGAAAGATAGCTGTCACAAAGTCTTCTTCGATCAATCCTCTTTGTATCTCAATTTCGTGTTCACCCTTATTCACGCAGCAGTGATACGCATCTGCGTCATCCGGAATATCCGTAATTGTAAAATCAATTAGTAGATTTCTTTTGCGTGGCATAAGGTATCTTAATGCAAAATAAAATGCATCATGCACCATATTCTGCTCTTTACGAGTACCGCCTGATATACTAAAATTGATCATGGATCTATTATATCATACTTTTCAGTAAATGTAAACTATTTTTTTGATTCAACTTTAATTTTTACGTTGTCACCGACTTTAAATTTTAATTGATCATGTTTATGATGTAAAATAAATTCTATATGTTGGTGCTTGCCGGTGCCATCAAAATCTTTGAACATACTTTTCCATAATGGCCGCCAATTTTCTGATAGCCTATGATTATTCATGTTACCACGATCTGATTTAATTACAAGATCTGTATAGCTTCGAAGATTAAAGTCAAATATAGAATCAAATCCCCATAGATGAATGCGTTCGGCTTTTAATTTTTCTGCAGCATAGTATGTAGCAAAGTGACCACAATTAAAATCTGTATAGTTTGCTGCATACTTTGGCTTCTTAATATAAAACTCTTTAATTGTTCTTGCAATCTGCATATGAAATGCTGGATTCTTTTCACAATAAATTTTAGGCCGAATACCGCATATCCATTCACCAGGTGGATTTGCCTCTCCTCTATGTATAGTATTCATCATTTTGAAATCAACAATACATGTAGCATACATATCATTTACTTCAAATGGCGGTACGTTGCAGCAGAGTTTTAATCCTTTACGTGGCTCTTGTGTGTAATATTGTGCACAATCACCGTTACCGATAACATGTACAGTTCTAGGCATACATTTGACTCCGAATCTTTTCTTTACCTTTTGCTCCAGTATGGTGCATCACTTTTATTTTACCTTTGTAGTTATCGTGATCAGTTTGCAATCTTACGACATTATACTCGTTAGGCAAATCGTTTATCGCATTTAGTCTCATAATCGGGTTTGGTATCATATGATGTAATACCTCTTGATCTCCAACTTGACCATGCAGACCACGCTTACATTCTTGTGCCCACATTTTTAGAATGTTTGGTTTATCTATAAAGCCTACAACGCCTGAATTGTGCCATGTTTCACCACGCCTTTTTGTCCATGGCTTATCTTCAACCATATTTAATTTGTCTCGCACTAACTCATCAAAGATACCGTCAATGTTTTCTCTAATCTCGCAGTCAATATCAATCCATACACATTCTTTAACAGGTGCAAACCACATCGCTTCTGGTTTCATAAACCACGTTTTCTGTAACGGAGGTATTTCCATTTTTATTCGAGCCATAAACAGACCATTACCGTCTACAAAATTCTTAATGCGCTGCGATACACCAAAATCTGCAAATACAAACTTTGTTTTGTGTTGATGCTTTGTATAGTTACGAATAAACCATTCGAGCATCCATTCATTTTCTTTATCACAGCCAATCAGAAATGCTCTTGGAAATATTTTTCTAGACATTTTCAATCCTATATGTTTCATTATATTGATGCTTTGCAGAACAACCTTGAGGATTCTGAATCGTAGTAAAGTTATCTCTTGCCTCTGCAACCCATGGATAAAGCTCTTGTAGCCAAGGGAAGTTTTGAATATTTAAGAAGACATCAGTCGGTCTTGCATTTACTTGTGCCTGTTCCATTAATGCCCATGCACCAGATGGCTTAAGTAAGTACGCATGTGCTCCGCCAAAATACTCTTTTTGAGTAAGAGGGTTGGTGCCAAATATAGAAGGTGTGTTAAATTTTCCATACGAAGGTTTACCGATAGTCATACAATGCATAAAATTAAGATTTGCTGGTAATGCATTTACAATGACTGCGTCATGTTCAAGAATCAGAAATGTTTCGTTATGAAATGCACACTTTTCCCACAAAGAATAGTGAGATAAAAAGGCAGCCTGACAATTTGGTAAACGAGAATATACTTCATCAAATCCAATTGGATTAATATTTTTCTCTTTTAATAAAAGATCTGGTTTATCTTTTGGTGTAATTGCCGTATGCATCTCAATATCGATGTCATAGGTTTTTCCAGACTTGATACAGCGTTTTGCAGCTTGCACTGATCTTTCATTGTCTTTAATTGTAATCACGTAGCCTTGCATAATCTATCCTGTAGTTGTTGATGGCAGTCCTTGTACTTTAGTGTAAAACCTTCGTGTGACACCCATATTCGGTATAATTTGCTTGCACATTAGAGCATCGTTTGGCCATGCCCCGTGTTTTTCTGCGGCTTCAATTATGTTCTTTGCTCCATTCGGTTTTATTATATATGCACTGTTTCCGGCCAGACCTTGAGGAATATTAAACTCATCAATATCAGGTATTGGCTGTATTTCTTGTGATCGATCCTTCACCATATCATAAAATCTTTGTGCTCTACGAGTTGCCATTAGAGGGTTGTTTATTCCTATTATATCATACTTTGAATCAAAAAGATACTGATAATCTAACTTATGTACAAATAAAGCATCATGTTCGAGCACTAGAATTGGCTGATCTTTTTTAATGCATTCGTGCCATAAGCGATAGTGACTCATAAAACATGCAATACGTCTTTCTTTATATGCAGTTGGATATGAGTTCAGCGTTAAACCTGTAGCAAAATCAATTGACTGACCTTCCCATGGATAAGTCCATTTAAGCCCACAGCCACGCATCGTAACTTCTGCAATATCAGCAGTAGTTGCTTCATGCATTTCTATGTCAAATCGATTGCCGACTTTTTTAGAAGATTGAACAAGTGTATCATAACCTTGTATCGATACATTGTTACCTTTGATAGTAATTGCACGTGCGATCATTTGCCTTCAGCATTCAGTCTTAAAAATTTCTTATGTTGATGCATTCTGAAGATGTAGACATTATCGCCGAACTTATCGATAAGGTAGTCTCTCATCTCTTCTTCTCTTTCAATATCAAATCCATCTAACTTATGACCATGAAATTCCATGTAAAGTTCATTGACCCAGTCAAGTACGCCTTCTGCTTTAAGATGGTCTATAAGATCATATTCACCACCTTCAATATCTATGAGTAGAATAATGTTGTCATCTGCATTCGAATTCTCTCTCATGTATTTTGCAAAATCTACAACTTCTGTACCTTCAGTATTTTTACGGCTTACGCCTTTCTTTTCTGCAAGAAGAGATACACCGTTAGGATTTGATCCTTTGTAGAAGTTTGCCATACCATCATATGAACCTGCTGCAGCATTTACAAGAGTCACTTCGGGATATAGTATCTTAATTGTTGCAGATCGATCTTTTTGTATTTCAAATGCATGCACCTGCCAGTCTTCTTTGGGATACATGTTGTAAAAGAGTTTAATATCGGTGCCAGTACCTGCACCTAAATCATAAAATACATTCATTGCTTTCGACCTATTACAGTATAACCGACATTATCAGTAAAATCTTCTACAATGTCCCATTCTACATTGTTTGATACAAATTCATTAACGGCTTGTTTTAGTTCAGGCTTTGCAGCTGTGTCGTGGAATATAATATATTTTTGTACAGACTCTGCATGCAGCCTTAATTCTTTTTTACAGTGCTGATAAGTATGCTTTGAATCAATAAGAAGAACGTCAACATCGTTTACAGTTCTTTTATGTGTTGAGTCAGACTCAATTACATTTAATTCTACACCATTGTTTTTACAATAAGCCTCGAAAACTGTTCGGTTTGGTTCAAACCTATAATGACTACGATCAACGAGAGTTACAGTTTTAAATCCTGCTCGGCATGCTGCAGCGGCTGTTGCGCCTTGGTGTGTGCCAAGTTCTTTATAGCTTGTGCATCCTTCAGCATATTTTGTAATCGCATCATGGTGAGCACAGTATGCCTTTCCATGATACTCTTCTTGCTGCTTTCGAATTGATTGATAAAAATCATTGAGTGTGTAAATATTCTCTAAGATAGCTGTCAGCATTATGTACTCCAAGTATTCTTTGTAGCACCAGTATCAAAATCAAATCCAAATGTTTCGATGTCGTCTTTATACCAGTCAGCGACAATTTGTATTGTCTCAGAATTATATATGTCTTTGTAAGTACCTTCGTTAAGAGCAGTTACATTACGAGCTCTTGACATTTCCGGTATTTTAAAGTAATTACATAACTCTCGATTTAGATCTTCAAATCTTAAAATGTCAGGTTGTAGAGTGCCTTTCTCATCAATTAAATATTCACGTTGATTATACCATCCACGAATAGCACGATGCCACATATATCCCATGTTACCCCACCGATGTCTTTCTTCTAAGAAATGTTCGAATGAATCGATTTGATGTTTACCTACAGGTTCTTTCTTCTCAACCTCAATTACTTTCTTTGCAAAGAAGTAACGTGATACGACACGATCCCATGGGTTACGCACAACAGCAAATGAACCGTGTCCTTCTACAATAGAGCGATTGCAGTCTCTCCATCTTGCATGCTCAAACCCGTGATGGTCACCGATTTTATTCATGTGGTTGAGAACTGCTTTTGTATATGCAGGTCCTTTATGAACATCAGGACCAGCTGCCATAATTTTGTTTGCAAGCTGTGGACTTCTTCTGATTGTCATACCTGCATTTTTAGGTATGTGAATAAAAACTTTTCTAAGAAACATGTTTCATTAATTCCTCTACATTTTCACCACGTTTCGGCAATTTATCTTTTAGAAAGAAATGTACGAAATGTGCATCCTTTATTTTTTCATCGGGTAATGCAGTAAAGAGTGCATTCCATTTCCATTTAAGATCTTGACATGTCATACCTTCGTTCTTTACCCAGTAATTCAATAGAGTCTGATCTGTAGACCATTTCCATGGACCCATACCATCTACAAACGCTTTAAATTCTGGTCTCTGAATGAAGTCTTTACCTGAGTCACCGCGAAGATACTTCGTAATAGACTTATTCATCAACATCAATCCCATGTTGTAGAAATGTGCACCACGTGGATCCCAGTACCAGTTAATCTTATTAAGTATACTGTACTGCATACGAGTATAGTTTACAAGTTTCTTCTCGTACCACGGTAGGATTGGCGCAGATCTTTCTACAACACCAGCAAAGTGCGCTTCTGGTTTGATCTCGTTAAAAATGTTTGGAGAACCGGGTCTGATCCAAATATCTGCATCTACAATACAAATCTGATCATATCGATCCCAATAGTCGAATGCATTTTCTTTTTCATAGATAGGCAAGAAGCCACCGTATTTTTCGTATGACTCCTTGCTTCTATTCGTATTGAAAATATCAGGTTTGATTTTCATTATAGGCTCACGCTGTACAACGTGGTCTATATTGTGTTCCTTACAATACTCTCGAACTGAATTTGTACAATGATCATATAATTTAGAAGGACTACCAGTGTAGACCTGATATATCAAACGTTTCATTATTTTCCTTTTGTGTAAGCAGTTGCTCCAAAAAATGCTGCAACCAAAGCAGAAATAGCTACAAAGTAAGTAGGTGCAATATCGGCAATTAAGTTTGCTGCCATATCATAACCAAGCATGGCTGTTACTAGTATGCCACTTGGATATAATAACATACCCCATAATGCAAACCACGCCATACGACGGATTTGATCTTCTTTCTTGTCTTCGTTTTCTGCTCTCATCATTTCCTTTTCAAGTGCAAATTCTTCGTCACTTACGACGCCATCCCCATCTTTATCAAAGTGTTCATAATGACTCCCGGGCTCTAATTTCTTCTGCGCAGCCATCTGCGTACTCCTTAATAGCCTTTGCAATTTCCATTGCTTCGTTAAAACCATTACGAAGTGAATTGGACCGATGTCCATTTTCAATGAACCATTCAATAGTATCTATACAAGATCCCTCAGGCATATTGAAATCTTTTGTGGCCTCTTCAAACTCTGTACGCAAAAGTAACGTGTTGATCATTCATATCTCTCCTTCATTGCTTCAAGTAATTCCCATTCTAGATATTCAATATCGTCTTCATTACACTGAAAGCGAATACCGATACCGCCTGCATCTTTCCAAGCTTTGATGTTTTGTGGCTTATCATCAATCAGAATATTCGGAAGATTGTCTTTACCGACCCAGACATACTTTTGTTTGTTTGAAGTAAAGATACAGTTATCAACATCAGCTGGCATCATACCCCATTTATTAAGCCAGTTACGCTTGTGATAGGCTGAATTGTATTCATCGCCTCTAAGTGGAGAAGAGCAGATACCCCAATCAATACCGTTATCTTCTGCAACCAACTTTACAAGGTTGTGAACTGCGATCGATTCTGATCTACGGTCTTGTTCTCCAAATACAGGAAGTCGAGCAAAGAAGTCTGTACCTTTGAGTTCAGCAAAGACAACCTCTTTGAAGTTTAGACTTTTCCAGTGATCTACACCAAATTGTCTTTCAATGCCACCGAAGAAATCAGCAATCACTCCATCCATATCTAAAAAAATCATATAATACTCCTCTTAAATAAATCTAATTGATAGCCTTCGCCTTTCCACATTTTGTAGATAACAGCGCTTTGTTCACGAGTAACCCACTTGTAGCCAAGCAGACCAGACCAGACATACCCTTGGTCTCTTTTATAGACCTCATACGCTTCGATATGCCGAGAAGTTTCGTTTTCAATTTTCATCGGACCATCTGATTCGTACATATCGATAAGTTGTCCAAAAGTAAGACCGTAAAAATCAGCACGTTTATGCAAAATAGTCATAGCACCTTTGATACGCATTATGCAACCTCCATCATATCTTTTTGAATTTCATCGTATGCTCTAACAGCGGCGATAAAGCACATTTTACCAAGTCCACCGCCTGGATATACTTCAGCAGCAATTTCAACAAACTGTTGACGTGGTATGTTATAGTATGTGCAAGCTAGTTCTTGCGCTTCTAAGATTAAGACTTCAGTATTCATAATTTAGCTCCTTCTATAGTATTATTATATCATACTTTTGAAGGATTGTACACAGTTTTTTTCACTTAATGTGAAAAAAGTTTGCGTCTATCATATTCTTTTTTGGTATCTATGAGGAGTTTTGTCCAGTTATCTCGATGTTCTTTAAAAACAAGAGGTTCATTATCATCGACATCCATTACGATAACTGTATTGGTGATCGGCATGCCCGTACGTTCTTCAAACATGATCGCGTAAGCAGACATCTGAGCAAAGTAGTTCGATATATTCTCTTTTTTCTTGACCCTTTTCGAAGTCTTGAAATCAACGATCGACGGTACACCATCAAATTCGGCTACACAATCACAGCGACCAGCCATACCAAGATGGCGACTAAAAAGAGCAACTTCGAGGCCAAAGATTTTTCCGATAGATTGATCAAGAATTGGCCGCAAGTTTTGTAGACTTTGCTTAATATGTGGGAGATAGTCGTCTGTAGGTTCATTTTTTAAATATCCTTCGATAATACTATGTACAGCAGTACCGCGATTACTAGCTCGATGCCCAACCTTATTCGCTTCTTCTTCTCCGACTCGAAGTCGCCAGGCCCGGATGGCATCTTCGCTTAGAATACTAAGTACTGTTGTAACACTAGGAAAACGAGAACCGTCAGGAGCAACGTATACGCGACCAGTCTCGCTCGTGTCTGCAACCAAGTCTTCGTATCCGATATCAATCTTTTCATGTTCAAATACCCTTTTCATTTAGTACGGTCCTTATCAGTTCATTATCTAAGCTTTTTTCAGGAATGCAGAACATATTACCCCATTCCCTTTGTTGTGTCAATTCAGCTAACCGTGTTAAGTTTTGCCAGTATGTTTTGCTAAAGTGCGTACATTGTTCTACTGTCTCAAACGGCATATTATCGAACGTGTGGTGCTTAACATATTCACCAGGTCCAGCCATCATCACAATTAATATAAACCATTTCATGGTATGTCATCCCAACCTATTAGTGCTTTGATCTCTTCTGGGTCAAACTGCACGTCACCCGTGCCACCTGATAAGATACATGTAAACATACCAAAGTCTTGTCTTTCAACCACCGTTACTTGGTCATCTTCTGGGTCGTATAGAACAAAGAAGTCTGAATTAAATTTAGATCCGTCTCCATTAAACGAATTACCACGAAAATACAATAGAGGCTGCATACCATCTTTTTTTATCTGAGACAGCATAGCCATGGCTTCATCTAATGTTGGTGCACACATTACTGGTTTACTATATAGGCCAGCCATGGGACCTTGAGCCTGTACTGGCATTGATTTTGTCACTTCTGTTTGCTCTGCCTGTGTAGTTTGACAAGCAGTAAGTAGTACCAGTACGATAACCCATTTTAGCATATTCATCATTTCATTCCTAGCATTTCCTTCGTCATGATATAATCACGTAGAAAGTCTGATCTTACGATATCCTGCCAGCCAAAAGTAATCACACTAAAGTTCTTTAGTTGTTCTATGACACGTAAGAATCTTTGAAGCCCATCACGTTCAGATGCATCTTTGAAATCTGACTGATAATAGTCTCCGCTAAATATGATTCTGCAATTATTACCTACACGTGTGATAACAGAATCAAGTTCGTGGAAATTTAAGTTTTGCATTTCATCCACAATAATAACAGAGTTATCAATCGTCAATCCCCGTATAAACGATGTTGTAGTAAACTCTATCACATGACTATTTATAAGCTTGTTATAGGCAGCTTGATCGTTAAATAGTTCATACGCAATTGCTTTGTATGGAGTTTCGAATACTTCTTTCTTTTCTTCTACTGTTCCCGGTAAGTATCCCATGTCTCTCGTTGGAACAACCGACCTGACAATAATACACTTATTATAAGGCGTCGCTCGCTCGAGAACCGATTCCATTGCAAGGTATAACGCAATAAAAGTCTTACCAGTACCAGCACTACCAGCAAGGACGAGATTGTCTCCATCATCCCATGCATCAAATGCTTTTTGTTGGTTATCTGTTTCTGGACTGCAGTCAAAAAGATCTTCATATTTTACCGTCGCCTTACTCATAGTCTTGTACCCATTTAAGTTCTTGTATCAGTCGATAGTACCAGTTTCTATCGTGCGGATCGCTAGCACGAAGAGCATCATCTCTTAATTGTGCTATGCGCGCAGTAATATAATCATGTTTAGACTTCTTTTTACCGCGTCTCATGTCTTGATCGTATTGTCTTTAGCAGAACCTTTTTTAATTCTAGATAGATGATCATTCCATTCACTACCTGCTCTACGTAAATTCGACATCGTATTGCCGGCAAATGCAGGTGTCGATAGATCTTTTACAACGTCTGGCATTTCATCAAGTATTATTTGCAGTTCATCCCAAGAACATGTAACATCCCATGTCTTATTTGTTTTTATATCACGCAGTGTGTACTTCGGCACCTTGATATCCTTTCCACCAATCTGGCTGTGGTCGACCCCATTCCCATTTAGCAAACCATTTTGCCGCATGGTAATAATTATGATAAGCTTGTACAGCATTACCTTCAACCATACATTCAGGATAATGTGTCATAGCTTGATAGAACTCTGTAAGACCAATGTCTTTAATATTTTGAGGCGGTTTTTTGAGCATAGGACCGAGCTCGCGCCATGTCTTATGAACCTTGCCACGTCTATATGTATACTCGTCTGCCATGGCTTCGAAGTGAGTATAATGCCAGTTATAATTAGTAAGTGATGCCATTGTCCATGTTGTACATGGATGATGTTTGTGTACTGCAAGATAGTACATATTGTCACGTTCGTCATTAAAGTCATAATAAGTTTGTACCGTCTTACCTGATTTAGAACGCCTTTTAGTAGGAGTACCGTCGAGTAAGCGATGAGCAGTAGACAACATTTGTGCCGATTCGACAATCATCTTTGGCACATGTTTGTCACACAACATTTGAGCTGCTACAACTGGGTCTTCATCAAGTATAAAAATATTCATAATCCGGATACCACGCCTGCACTATTGTTTTTGTTTTTTTCATAATATATTATAACAAACCGGGAAACAGTTGTACACTGTTATTCTTTGATTTAAGTGGAATTTACTGGTACTGCCTCCGCTAGTTGTCGTAATACGAAATCACGCTTCTTAAGAATCTTTTCAGCTCTGCTTTCGAGTCCTTTCTTTGCAAGTTTCCGTGCATAGATCTCGAGATCATTTGAATCTTTCTTAAGCCGTTCGATTTGTGCTAGTACCATTATAGTTACCTTATAAAAAAAGAGCATGCACGAAAGTGCACACTCAGGTTGGAGTTGAATTGTTTGATTTGCTTTAGTCTTTAAGTAGACCAGGAAAAGCCTCCTGAATGATAGGCCGCGTAATATATTTTGGCGGTTCTTTATTAATCATATTGACTACAAGTTTGGCATCTTCTGGATGAACTCCTTCTAACATACCAATAAACAGTCTTTCACGTTTGAACTTTACAAGCTCATCACCTTTTCCGCCCACAACGAAATAAGTGAACTTCTTATTTTCTCTTAGAAGATTTGCTGGATGATTGTGTGCCTCTGATGGAGTGTAGGGAGGTATACCATCTGGTATAAGCCATTTAACTGTAGAATCAAATGTACCTCTCAGCACGTCTTTAAGAGCCCAAGATTCATTTTGTTTGAGGACCTGAATCTTCTCCGCTTTAGTCCTTTTCTTTTGTACTTCTTGAATTACTTCAAATACCATTTTAGCCATTAGATAAATTCCTCTACGGATTCAATCAACTGTTTCATATTTTTATTTATAAGATAGGGAAACACCAAACCTTTATTATGCCACGGATCTTGTGAATTAAATTCATCGAGGATCTTTTCTTTCAATCTGTCTGGTGTTTTAGTAAGATCGATCAGTGTTTCATTACGACAATAATTTCGATACCAAGATGCGGCATAAAGTAATTCGCCTTCACTAAGATCTTCAAGTATTGCTTCTTTCTTCTTCTTAGAAAGTGGTGTTTGTCTACGACCTTCTACAAAGACATCATCATCTGATAATACATTGGGTACGCCATCACCTGCATCACCTTGTAATATTTTTAGTTTTAGATTTTGACGTGGATGGCTTTCTTCTACATACTTCTTTGTCATAGGAGAAAACTGTGAAACGTTATCATATCTTTGTAGTTGCTTGAAGTCGTGGTCTGATGACACAATCATAATGTCTTCATACTTACCGAACTCTTGAGTATTTTCTACAAGCGTACCGATAATATCGTCTGCTTCGCATTCGTCAATCTTAATTACTTTGTAAGGAAAGTTTTCTTTGATTTCTTGATGCACAACATGTAAGATACGAAACGCTTCACCCCAATCGAAGTCAGACTCGTCACGAGTTTTACGACGATTTGCTTTATATTGTGGAAAGTAATTACGACGCCAGTTATTACCGCTATCGATAGCAAGTACAACTTCACCATAGTCTTTCTTGAATTTAGTGCGATACATACGAATCGAGTTCAGCATCATATGACGCAACATACTTTCATCGTTGACTTTATTGACAGCAATTGTGGCGATTGCAATACCTGAGAAATCAATTAGAATCATAATAAAATCTTTTTTTTATTGAAGGAATGGATGGTTAGATGGTAAATTTATAAGTTGATTATAAGAAAGTGTATAAAGTTGAGTGTTGTGAGTGATAAGATGTTCGAAATTTTTATTGGTATAAAAAAGATGATTAGTTAAAGATTGTAGTGAATTGAAGTTGATAGTGTGAGTTGATGGTGTGAAAGTGGTTAGTGTAAACATATTTTTAGCTCCTCATAGTTATAGTACTATTATATCATACTTTGAGGCAATTGTACACAGTTAATTTAAGTTAATTTAATTTTTTTTTAACCAAGGGGGAAGGTGCTTTGCGTGGATCTTACAGCCTATGAATTCGTTGTACCACTCATCACTGAAAAGGACGTCATTATCGAACTGAGCCTTTGCTTCAAAGTAGGACATTTCTCCTTTGGTTCGGCAGAGTCGTATAATTTCTCTTTTGTAATTATCTGGCCCTCGTCGTTCAACAAGTAATTGAAGTTCCTTACTAGATCCATAATATTCTCGCCAGTCGCTCGGCTGTTTTGTTCGTACTCGCCGAGCTCGCTTTGAATTTTTTGGTAATATCTTCGGGCGCCAGAAGTTCTTTTTACCGAGATACTTCTTGCCTGTATCCAATTCTGTGATGACATAGACGAAGCCGACATAGTCATCCGGTTGCTTATCATATTCTTCATTTTCATATAACCACATAAGGTTATTTATTCTTTGCCTCGTAGTAGTATTCTTCAGTATCTCCGAGACGATACTTATTACCCGATTCAACCTGATAATAATCTGTTGATACTTTAAAGTCTGGCATCATCGGCTCTTCGGGTGTTAGGCTATTATCATATACACGCATACGATTGTTTGGATAGAGTGCATACTGACCATTCTCAAGTTCAATTAAATTAAATGACTTATGTTCTTCTGGTACTTCGGCAGTAGAATAATCGATCTCATCGCCGTGTACATGATAGTTGTCGAGTGTACAAATATAGGTACCATACATATTACCTTGATCTCGAGTACGAATCTCAAAATCCATTGAACCAATAAATTGTTTGTAGATTGACGTTACACCGTAATCCATACAATTCCAAAACTGTAAGTTCGGTAATGTTAAATCAGGATCTGGTGTTTCAGGACTTGATACAAATGCACTGATCGGTAGTTTGTCATAGAGTGCACCGTAGTGTGGTAGATATGTTTCGAAATAAAATGCTCTACCTGGTATTGACTTTGCTGTAACCCAATGTCCTTCAACAAATTCACCATGTCCACTTTCGTGATCCATGAGATATTCTTTTCTCACAAATACTTTTTGATTTGGTAAGTTACATATCAAATGACTCATTTGAAATATCCTCTACTTCTGCTCTACGTCCACATACTGGACAAAATTCTGGTTTTTCACCGTTTTCAACCAATATAATTGTTAACGCGTCACACTCTTCACACTCGATTCGATATTCGTTTTCCACTTGATTCCTTTATTTCTTTTTTTCTTTGATCGGTTGCAGATAACCACTCAGCAATTTCTTTTTGAGTTCTACCACAACCGATACATATTTTATCTACCAGTGTGCAAATTTTTACACATGGACTAGAAATCAATTTCACAAGCTCCACCGGCACAGGCGGCAGCTGCAAGTGTATCAACGTCTGTATATACCTTTTCTGTCAAATCATTTTTCCAATCGATTTGTTTAAGGTTCTTTTGAATCTTATTCCATTTATGCAATAGATAAGCATCTTTTAAACAATATTCTGTTTTCTTGAGATTACCATCAAAATAGTTATCTGCAAAGTTTGTGAATCGTCTTACCCAATCTTGCTTAGCTGAGTTTTCTGAAGATTCAAGAGATAAGTCTTCACCCATACCTTGAGCTGTTGCACAGGCTGTCCATAGATTAGCAAAGACTTTCATTGCATCTACAACCATACCTGACGCAAACACTGCACCTTCGTCATACTTATCGACCATTTCTTGTGCAGTAATCACCTGAGTATTTGGTGCTTGATTGTAGTCTTTATCACCTGTAGGAGCGAGGAAGGAAATACCTGAGAAAGAATAGCGATTCTCAAACACATACTTCTCAACCTCGTCCCAGTCGTTCACGATAATTGTATTTGATACATTGTGATGAATACCTTCGTCTGCACAAAGATCTTCATTTGTACCTTCCACAACCCAATACTTTTGTGCTTTCTTTACGAGCTCTAGATGTTTGACACCTAATAGATTATCTTTAAAGTATGAGCCAACTTGTGGGATAATAGGGAATGATACCACTACATCGGTACCTCCAGCAGACCACACTGATTCTTCAACCATATAAGGATTCGACTTTACAATTGCCTGAGTAATTTCAGACTCTTTGTTCATCTGAATGTTTCTTATATACATTGGAGAATGTTCGGCATGAATACCTGAAGCAGTCTGCAATAGAACGGAAGCATTACCACTTGGCTTAACGCAAGTAGTCCGAGCAGCAGGATTAATGCCAATAATGGCGGCAACTTCTCTATTGACTTTCTTAACAATTGACGCTCCCTTTTTAAGGACCTTCGTATCGAAAAGAATATCGGGGTTATTCATCCATCCTGTAATAGAGACACCAAGCAATGCCTCGCGATCGAAGATCTTTTTAGATATAGGACTTAAAAATTTAAAGTCTGTATATCCCGCTTGTAATGTGCCGAGAATCGCACCAGCACGACATGCCTTGTAGAAATCCTCTTCGGTCTTACATAGACCTCCATTGATTTCTGTCAAGTTACAGCCTTGCCAACCTGACTCTCCGTCCATTTGTGGGTACATACCAATCTCAACACACGGATTAGTTGTATGTTCTTTTGAAGTCGTAAAATAGAAACCAGGTTCTCCGAATGATTTGACTGATTCCATAATCTTTGCAAACATTTCAGGTGAGGCTTCGTCTCGTACAATCACAGCAGAGTTGTTACTACGACCGCGCTGTGGATTATCCATAAACCAGTTACCTGTCTTTGCATTCATCATCTCATCATCTTCTGGTGAAAACAAACAGATCGTAGCAGAACGACGTACACCGCCAGAAAGTACAGCATCTGCCGCATGCATGCAGACATCATATACAGTAATTGGACGAATTGCAATCGGATCTTTATGATCGATCACAAGACCTTGTAGCATATGTTCAATCTTATCAAGAGATTTACGCAGACCTTCTGGACCTGGTGCTTTAAATCCACCAGAAATCTTTGCACCCTTTGGCCGTATCTGTGACAGATCAAAGAATACACGGCGACCTTCATATTCTGGGTACTTACCACCGCCTACAAAGTATGATGCCATCAATACGTCAAGCGCAGATGCCCAACCTTCAATTGAGTCTTCTACAATATAACCTTTTGCTTGCTTAGTACGTTGTTGAATCTTTGGCAGTTTTGCAATGTGATGTTCTTGTACAGAGAAACCTGCGCCGGCACCACAAAGCAAAATATAAAAGTATTCTCCAAAGAATGCAGGACGATCTGCATAAGATGAAGTACAGTTATACATCCGCATCTGATGTTTCTTTAATTGTTCGCCGCCAAATTGTAATGCTCGTTGTGCACCAAGAACGCGCTGCTCCTTATAAGCTGATCTTGCTTCCTCTAAATATTTTTCTAAGTCTTCTGCATTTTCGGAATAGTTTTCCTCATGCATTGAGATCACGCGATCAACTGCTTCTTCCCATGATTCATATGAGCCATCATCTTCTTTAAACCGAGAGTAGCCGTCATAGAATTTAGTTTGAGATAAAAATGCACGCGTGTCTGCAAATCGATTCGATTGCATACCTGTAATTCCTTATTTTCTGATTTGTTTTTCTGGTAGTATTATATATCATGGGGCTGTCTTTGTAAACAGCCCCAGAACACTTTTTTATAAAAAAATATTTTTTTTATTTAAAATACTCGGCGTGCATCAAAATGTTGTTCAAGCATTTCGATACGATCAGTTGCTGCAGCCATCTTATCAAGCTCTTCTTGAATCGCTTCAACAAT